GCGAATTGCGCCCTGTGTTTTCAAAATACCATTTGCCAGAAGATACAGCGATCGTAGATTTTACATTTTTATCAGCACCGTTGCATGTTAGATTACCATTTGAAAGCGTATTACCATTGTTATCCAACGGATTCCAAGTACAGAAGTTTCCATGCACAGTGCCGCCTGATTCAAAATTAGTAGGCGTATCATTTAGGAGATCCGTACCAGTACCTGATCCAGTTAAATTATTCGCAGTGAAATCGTTGGAATTTAAAGAATCCTCTCCTATATCAGATGTATTATTGAATTTCAAATGATAGCTATTGTCTACGGTATTATCAATTAATACGTGACCATTAACTTCTACCATCCTTGGGTCAAACTCTTCTCCACCACTTGCAGAGTGTCTAGTCCATTTAATACTTGTAACTTCACCGTCAGCAGGAACAGGTAATGAAACCCAACAGTTTGAACTACGTTGAGCTGTAGTTGGTGCTGTTGCTCCACTACCATTAACAGCAATATCACAAGCTCCTACGCCAGCAGATGAGCCTGCATATCCATAGACTCTTAAGCTTTGTACATCTGTAAATGTATGAGTAAACGTATAGTTACTTGCTGAAGTCATTTCATGGATATCATTACCGCCATCGAAGATGTGATCTTTAGTACTGGCATTTAGTCCAGGTCCAGATAATTTAGAAGTCCAATTCGTACCATCGTTAGGGTTATTTCTAGTCGTTGGGTCTGTTTTTCCGTCAACTAGCATAACCCCGTCCACCTCTATCGCATAGACATAAGAAGTATTTGCGTTACTAGGTTGAACCCATTTTAAAGAAGTAACATCTGAGTGCCATCCTATATCCCACCATGTAGGGGTATCATTATTTGCTGATGATGTTAGTAAAGTATTACCATCTTGATCTTCAATTTTTGCTCCAGAATATAGTCTTCCGTAATAACGGAAATGGTGTTTTCCTGTTTGGGTTCCTACAGGAAATGTAGCTGTACCATTAGTATACGGACCAGTACCACCATTCAATGTTCCGTCATAAGTTACTGCTGGAGTAAAGGTTGCATTATTAGTAGTAGAAGTCCATACATTACCTGTACTAGAAGCACTACTTGACCAAGTAGTTCCATCATTAGGAGCTGGTAAGGCAAACTCTTTTGGATTCCAAACTCCAGTACTATCAAACGTCCCAAACGCTGCTGGAGACAAGGTTAATCCTGATATAAACTGAAAATCAGATACGTATGAATTTAAGTAATTAGCATTATAAGCACCATTACGACTTATTGTTAAAGTTCTTGATTGCTCTTCTATTTTAGATTCATAATACTGACCAGGGTAACTTGCTGTGCTAAAAGTAGTTACTCTTTCTCCATTTATATATAACCTAGCTCTTTCGGAAGATGTTGAATTCGCTGAATCATAAACAAAGCATATATGCATCCATGCAGCAGGATCTTTATATCGAGCACTAGTCAGTAACCGCCAAGAATAACCACCAGAATAATCATATATATGAAAACGTCCTTCATCAGAACTTGTATTATGTTCTAAATCAAAATAGAATCCATCACTATTTGAAGAGTTGGCAGTACTAATAAGACATTGCCTAGTAGTAGATGAATAGTCATATTTAATCCAAAAAGCTATTGTATAAGCTCTTCTATTTCCTAATGATGTAGTTTTAGAAAGATAAGCTGAATCTGCTGAGTTAAATCGAAGACTCTTCTCAATTTGATATGCGGTATCAGCCGACGCTTCCCGAAGGAAGATCGGCGCACCATTTATTACTGACATATATTTACCTCAAGCTGTATTTTTAACATCTAGCATTGCTTCGATTAGTACTTTATCTTGTGCAAAGACGTAGTAAGCGAGAACACTAGTTGCATTCTGTGTTAGAGAGGCAGCTTTACTTGTACCACCTGCCCAGTAAATTTCACTAGCCCAAGTAGGAGTAATAGCTCCATTAACAATTTCAATCGTTCCAGATTGACCTATGCAATTAGTTGTATAGGAGAAACCTAATTCCACAGCTGCTGAGATTGTTAACTTAAAACAGTTACTAGCTCTTACATCGAAGTCATAAGTACTTCCAGAAGAATGAGTAGCTGTAGTAATTTGACTTTTTTGTCCTGCAGTCCATTCGTTAGCAGAACTTAGTACAGCATCACCAATAGCTGTTTTACCGTCTAATAGATTCAGCTCTGTAGTAGTTACAGTTGCTCCATCCAGAATCTCTATTTCTGTTTGTGTTAAAGCCGCTAAGGCTCCAGCTCCTCCAGTTTGACAACTAGCTAAAGATGTTAAGTCAGCATCTAAAGGTTGTGATGTAGCAGCTATATAGGCTTTGACGGATTGCTGTGATGCAGGTTTAGTAGCATCATCAGAGGCAAAGTTATCTTCATCTAATAGTGTTAAAGCTGAATCACTAACCCAACTAAGTACTCCACTTCCATCTGTTTTTAATAGCTGGTTAGCAGAGCCATCAGCTGTAGGTAAGGTCCATATAACATTACTTCCTACAGTAGCAGGAGCTTTAAATCCTACATAATTAGAGCTATCAGAGTCAGCAAATCTAACTTCCTGTTGAGCATCAAGTTGAATGTCACCAGTGAAGTTTCCTCCAGCAAGTGGCATCTTTGTAGCATCTGACGCTGATCCCCAACTTAAAGTTCCACTACCATTAGTAGTTAGAGATTGTCCGTTAGAACCATCAGCTGCTGGTAGCGTTAAAGTTACATTCGACGCTATAGCTGCAGGTGCTTGTAATGCTATGTAATTACTACCATTTGCGGTAGCTTCTTCAAAGCGTATATCAGCCTGGTTATCCATGACCAGATCACCAGTCATAGTACTACCAGCTGTAGATACTAAGTTTCCAGTAGCTGTTACACCACCTTGCCAAGAACTACCGTTATATACCTGTAGTTCGTTAGAGGTTGTATTGAAATATAAATCTCCTTCATCATTATCACTACCAGGAGCACTGCTTGCTACACGATAACGAGCTGCAAAGTCGTTGACTGTACTGATATTACTACCAACAGTATTAACGTTAGCTATACTACCGCCTACATTATTGACATTAGTGATATTAGTAGCAACTGTCGAAATATTACTATTAGCTCCAGCTACCGTAGTGATGTTACTGTTGTTTCCTGCAACGGTATTTACATTAGAAATATTAGTTGCAACTGTAGTGACTTCAGTAGCTTTAGGAGTTTGTCTATGGAAGGTATAGGTATGTAATGTAGATGTTGTCTCTACAATCATTCCGAAACCAGCTGCATAGGTAGTGCTGTTTTCTAATCCATTAATAGTAATGGTTGCGTTATTAGCTACGTTTCCATTCGCTATTGTTGCGACACCACTTCCGTTGGAGGTGAGAGCACTAGCGAGGGCTTTAATACTAATAAGAGTTCCACTGCCATTATTAACGTCAGGATTAGCGTTAGGGAAAGATGTTTCATTGGCTATAGGTACAAAGCCACCAACGTCATCAACTAAATCTGTTATACGTGCATCAATCGCAGCTGTGGTGGCGACTTTATCGTCAGCTGCAGACCATGTTTCACCAGACTGTATTTCTTCAACTGTTCCTTTACCATAGTATCTAGCATTAGCTGCAGATGTAGTAAGGATTGAAGTATCATTTGCACTGTGAGATGCTTGTTCTGAACTGGTTACAAGTAGATCACCATGTAACTTGGCTGAGGTAATAACACCATCATCTATAGTCCAAGTATTAGTGCTATTTGAGACAGTAATATCACCTTTATCTCCATTAGATAGAGTACCTGCAATACCTGTTAGGTTAGATCCATCTAATGCTGGTAATGCTCCAGTTAATTTACTAGAAGCTAATCCAGTAATCTTAGCGTCAGCAATAGTGTTATCAGCTATCTTGGCACCAGTGATTTGTAAGTCAGCAATATCATCAGTCATCACCTCTTCGTCTACCTTGAACCTTAGCTGTTCATAGCTGTTATTTAAATCGGTAGCCTTGATTGCACTACCTGCAGCAAAGGTGACTTTAGGTGTCTCAATATCAGTATCTCTATATATCCTTATAGCTACACCATTTGCAGGAGCTGTATTAAATTGTACGGATGTACCCGAAGGTAACGTGAATGCAGTTGTCGCGGCGCCGTTTAAAGTTGCCTTTAGATCAGCGTCTTTTTGATATTCAATTGTATGGTTATAGGTTGTGGTAGACCCATTACCTGTTGCTGTTAATTGTGTAACCGCCATTTAATTTATTTATAAATGTTGAGAACTGGTTGCACTTCATTGTTAAGTTGATTTCTTGATTGTTTACCAACTTGTATTCCACGAAGTTTTTGCTCTTTGGTGGTTTGGATAATACTTTGTACTGCAGGATCAGACATGATGCTTGCCCATGCTTTTTTCCTGGCTCTTTGGAATATTTGATCTATCTTTTGATTATGAAAGTACGTTCCTGGGTCATCACTTCTACGTCCATTATTCCTATTGAAATTCATCAATTCAATAGAAGCAATGATTTTAGGATCTTCAGCTAACTTAATAAGTTTAAGTTCTAGATTTTGATCACCTATAGCTTTTTGGAATAAGGATCTAACTTTAGGACTATCAGATAAATCATCACCATTAGGTGAGTAATAAGTAGAAGCTCTTAAGTCATAACCACTTTCAAACAATAGTTTTCTTCCTGGATTCATTTCCATATTGAATTGAATAGGACTAAACATATTGAAAGCTCTTGTCATAAAGTCATGATCTTTAATTGGATTACCATTTAAGATGTCATATTTAATAGGTAACTGTTCGAATGCTATATTTTCAGTGATAGAGTTTCTAGCTCGTATTGATTGATCAATTCCAGTACCTAACTCTCTGGTATAAGGTGTTAATAACTTACCAATTTCATTTCTAAGAGACGATAAAGGTAGTTGATTATTAAGTAAACCAGCTATGATTCTTTCTACTTGTCCAGGTTTACTACTAAATAAATCTACGAATTGCTGTAATCCTGTTAGATAAGATTTACTTGCCATAGTTTGACCTATGACTAATCCTAATTTCAATAACTGATTCTCGACCCATTCATCACCCATTAATTCTAGATGATCACCTATATTTGCTACCAGTGATAATATTTGATTAAAAGGTTCTATAGAGTCATATGAAACTTGAACACCACCTATTGTCAAACGTCTAGGTAACCAACCAGCATCTTTCCAAACTAATTTCTTTTGACCATCTGTAGGACCATCACCAGTTAAATTACCATTTATATAAGCGAATCCAGCCATAGCTATAACAGAAGAACCCATAGCTAATCGACCTCTTTGTAAGGCTTTCGCATTAGTTAATTCTGCTGCATTGGTGATTCCATACTTTCTAACATTCGTTAAATTATCAGGTGTAGCTCTTGCTATATCATTGAATTCTTTAACAAAGAAGTTTAGTAGTGGTGTATGTTTTGCAGTTAGATTTAAACCGTTTACACCAGTTCTAGCAAATAAGAAGAAAGGCTTAGCCATTGGATTACTGTTGAATACAGTCTCTAAACCTTTGGCAAATCCAGTTAAATCTTGAGTCAGTGTTGCTTCTTTCTTTGCGAAATTTGCTGCCTCATCTAAGATGTTTCCATCAGCATCAAATATTTGTCCTAAGAATTCATCTTCATAACGCCTAATTAACTCAGGTGTTATCTCAGTGACATCTCCTTTATTAAATACTTCACTAGCTTTTCTAAACGCTTTCTCTCTAGCTTTAGCTCTACCCATGATGAACCCGAAAGAGTCATCAATAGATGCCATGATCTTAGTTGAGTAAGTAAACCAACGATTATCATTAGCTGATCTGGCTAGGTTAGCTAATCTATAAGCTGCTTTATCACCAGCACTACCTCTAGTATCTGCCCATCTACCTAATAATTCCCAATGTTGATCGCTATCGGTAAAGTCGGTATATCTAGTTTTTACACTTGCTATATCACCAGACCAATAGGAATTTAGTTTTGTCTTGAATAAAGTGAAAGATTCAGGTATAGCTTCCATCATTGCATTCATAGAAGCTAATGCAGCTCTAGCAGTTAGACCATCTCCAGTCATCGCTGCACCCATAGCAGTAGCTAAAGGTCTAGTGAATGTTGCTGTTGATGTACCAATGGCAGCTCTTAATGGAGTCTTTGGTCCACTAAGAACGCTATGAATCATGACACCTTGTAGTTGTCTGATTACCGCTCCTGTCTTTTTAACTCCATTTGTTTCACCACCTTTCAACATCTTCTTAGCCCAGTTATCAAAGTCAACTAAGCTATTAACATCTTTGACCATAGAGAAGGTTTCAAAGAGAGCCTTCACCATTTCGTCACTTGAATCATTATCAGCCAGTCTTAAGACATTTAATAATGCTTCTTTGGATTCTGCGATGTCTACTTCTAATGATTCCTGTATAGCTTTCTTACGCTTACCCGCTCCAAGTTGTCTAAATCGATCAGATAAAGTGTACTTAGCTCTCTTGACTTCAGTCAGACCAACCATCAGCTTGTCTATCAAAGCCTCTGCAGGTCCATCAATATCCATTAAATCGGCTATACCAGATAATTCTCTACCTGCTATTCCTAAATCTCGGATCTCTCTTATTAATGAACCGATCACAAGATCCGCTGCAGCTATATTTTTAGCTGACCAAGTGACTATTTCATCATTCGTACCTTTTGAAAATATAGTTTTATCAGCAAAAAACTCTCCCCAGAATTCCTCTGGCTCTACATCAGCAGCCATTCTTCCCAAGATGGTTCGTTGGTGCATCTCTAAAGCATCACCCCAAACCTCTTTCATGGTTGTACGACCACGTTTTAAAGCACTGACCGTGGCTTTATAACGTTGGTCACTCATCAACTTCTTAGCGATCTTGAGGAGTTCCACTTCTCCTAGTTTACTGGATTGTGCCCAGCGATCTAATTCAACAGGTGTCGTTAATGAACCTGTTGACCCTTCTTCAGCTCCCCATTCAGTTCTGATTCTCTTTAGTTGAGTTCTAACTTCTACGGGATTGTCTCTTGAGGTTGGTGCTCCTTGCCAAGGGTCAGATATATTATTTTTATAACCTCCATACTCAGGGAATTCCAGTTGGAGTTGTGCAGCTTCCATTATTTGTGCATCTACATCAGCTTCTCTAACAGCTGCTTTCTCTAATTCAATCTCTTCTCCAGGTACAGGTATCTGTTCTCCTTTAGGTCCAGGTCTGAACTTTCTATATCCCTTACCTACAGCCATGAATACTGAATCAGTCAATAAACCAATACCCATACCTTCAGTAACATTCTTAAATGTCTTCATCAAAGGATGGTCAGTATCTTTGGTTGATAAAGGAGTATCGATGAAACCAAACCTATCTCTGATCACTCCTAATGCGTTGTCATCTTGAGAGTATTTAGAGACGATATCTGTAACAGCACCATACTTAGCAGCTGTCCATAATCTTCCAGCTGTAGTGGTTGCACCTGTTACGTTTCCTTTTTTAAGTTTCCAAACTGCTGCTGCAGTTAAACCTGCCATAGATCCGAAGTGGACAAAGCCTCTTAAAGCTCCTCCCCACCAAGTTCTACTTTCTATTGGATTGTCTTCATCAACAAAAGGATCCCAATCAGGTCGATAGTTTTCCCCTTCACGTACCATTTCGCCGTTGAGCATATCAACGACTCTTTCAGGAAAGGTGGTTATGGATGAAGCTGTATCTTGTAAACCTCCAGTGACAATGGAACTGACTTCTTTAACATTACCAGCGAAGCCTCCTCCACCTTCTTTATTACGAGGATCTTTTTGTTCAGCCTTGGCTTGTTCAAGTTCCTCTTGTTCTAGTTGTTCTGCTTGATTTTGAGCAGCTCTTCTCTGTTGCTCTTCTAGTAGATATTGCTCATCTTGATTAGCGGATTCAATCAGAGCATCAGTATCTACATCATTTGGATTAAATCCAGAATTCATTTGATTACCTTAGTAATAGTTATCGTTACTTCATGCAGTTGCCATAGCTAAACCAGGAAGTAAATATTCTTCGTCGTTGAAATTTCCGCCTTCATCCATTATTTGATAACGAGAGATACGGAATTTGGTGGGTTTAAATTTAATAAGTATTTTTTGTTCTTCAGGTTTGCTATTAACTTCGTCTAATACTTTTGATGTTAATGGCTTAAGACCTTGTGATTGTAATTGTAGATTAGCTAACTCAATCGCAGTGAATCCTTTTTGACTAGCTGCTAATTGGTAATAAATTAAAGGTATTGATCCTACACCAGTTTCAGAGAATTCCTTAAGTGATGCAAATGCATCCTCAGTACCTGGAATAATAGCTGTACTAATTAAAGAAGGGTTAGCAGACCAAGCTTTTTTAGCTTCTACGATGTTTCCAGTTAAGTTTCTTGACTTCTGACGTACATTAAATTTACCAGCAAATACATCATCTTTAACTTTCTCTAATGCTATTAAATGTGCTTGATCTGAATTCTCAGCAACTTTAATTGCTTCTGCATAATACTGATTATAAGCACGTTTAGCTTGTTGATCTATGTTAACCCATTTAGGAGTCTTAGATTTATCAGCATCAGTTTCATTGGTATATTGATTAACGAAAGCTGGGATTAACTCATCAGCTTCCTCTTGTAAGTTTGTAGGGATAGCATTTGGATTATCTACCTTAGCTTTCCATTTATTCCACTCCTCATAATCAGTAAGCCTATCTACATCCTTTTGTGTGATAGGTATATTTTTCCTTTCTTTTTCTTGTAAATCGGCAATGATATCATCATCTAATTCATCCTCTTGAGTAGCTATTCTATTTAAGTCTTCAGGTACCGGACCCCAATCTAAATTCCAACCTGATAAGGCTTGACGTTTATCATCTTCAGTAAATGGTCCATCTTTTTGTGCTCTAAATTTATAGACTTCTTGTACATATGCATCACCATCTGCTTTTAGTTTAGCTTTCTTTTGGTTGATGTTTTCTATATAACCTGCTTCCAAAGCTTTCTGTAACTGAGCTGCTTCACTAGGCCACAAATCTCTTAAGGTTGTTGTCTTTGTACCATCACCACCTCTAGCTGGGAAAGGGTGGTCTAATACTGGAGCAACTAAAGAAGCGTCTATTTTTCCATCACGTACAGCTGATGATAATAGATCAATACCATCAGCTCTAGCTCCACTATTACCAAACTCTCCTTCATGAGTAACTATGTGGTTAATTAATACATTATAATCACCAGCTCTGAGACCTCTAAGTAAAGTCTCTTGTCTTTCAGTTTTCCTTCTTTCTTGAATTAAATCTCTTTGATCATTAGCATATTTCAGAGCAGTTTGCATTTCAAATTTTCTCATTCCTGGGAATAAGTATTTATCCAACATCACAGGATTTAAATCTGAAAACTGTCTTGTATAAGCTTCTGCTATTTTTTGTTCAATATATGGACGTTCTTCTGATGTAGCTGAATTGAGAGTTTTATATTGACCTGAACCTGGAGGTACTTCTACACGGTATTTATCAGCTGCTCTATAGTAAAACAAAGGGTAATTGATAGCAGCATCTTGTAATGCAGCTTGGGTATAACCATATTCTTCATTACCTTTTCTTAAACCTTCAGCAAGAAAGAAGTTACCTGTTTGACGTTCAGCTTCAGCAGCCATTGCATTACTGAATGCTACATCTTCCTTAAATAAAGACTCTTCTAAATCATGTCTTTGTTTAGCTGCAAGTGGTGCTCCTTCAGCTTTATATTTCATAGCACCATCTAAGCGTTTTTGATCACGCTGAGCTGCTAAGACAGGGCCAACTAACTTAGCTGCAGTTGGAGCAAATTGTGCTAATTGCATTAGGGCTTTATCTTTACCTTTCCCTATTGCCATCTCTTGTTTTATAAGTTGATCAAAATAAGCATCTCGATCAGCTTTTAATTTTTTAGCATTCTCATCAAAACCAGGTATTGGATCCCATTGTTCTACAGGATCAAATTTGGCTTCAGGAGCATGCGCTTCAAATGGAGTTTGTGTCATCGCAGCTAATAATTATTAATTATGGTTTGAGTAGGATTAGGGTTACCCCAGAATCCACCTGTCATTCCTGCAGCTTGTCCTATTCCTTGTATTCCAGTCGCTAAACCAACAGCTGTTTGAGCTGTATTAATCATGAACTCCAATTGACTTGGACCTCTAGGTTTAACAGGCGCTAAACCTGGAATAGGTGCGAATCCCAATTGAGTTTGTAGTTTATTTCTATAGCTATTTAACTCTCTTCCAGCTCCTAACATTGCGACATCAGCAGCTTCCATACCTCGGAGAAGGTTTGATTGTCTTTGAGTCATACCTGTGTAGAAAGCTAAAGCTTGGTTACGACCAAATCCTCTAGCTCTACCACCTTCATTTACAGGTCGTTTTGATTGATAGTTTTTAAAAGCAGCTTCATTTTGTACAAGAAACTTCTCTTTTTCTAAACCAATTCTTCTTTGTATAGCTCCTATCTTCCTAGAGAAAGCTAATACACCTTCATCTAGTCCTCTTTTGAATCGGCCAATTTTCATTGACCATCTATTTCTGGCAGTGTTCCAATCAACGGAACGTTTTTCTACTTGATGTTCATACGCATCAACTTGTGCGGCGTACGCGCCTTGTCCTATGCACACGGCAAAACTCTATAAAGGATAAGTTGTTGGGTCCATAACGAATCTCACGAAGAAATTTGAACCCTAGAAATTTAAGTAATTTCATATGTACTTTGTTTCGTTTATCAACGATGTTCCAAAGTAACTTCTCTTGTCTACCCTCTACATACCTCTTTGCTTCTCTAGCAAATGTATGTGGATAGTCTTCTATGGCAGATGTACATAACATCCATATCTGTCCTCCATCATCTACTCCAGCCATCCCGGCAGTCTTGCCGTTAGGCACTTCGAAGTAAACACAGGAACCTCTCTTTGCTTCCAAAGTTAGGTACTCGATAGGATTAACACCATGCCCTTCTTCGACCTCTCTACGGTCATCCTGACGTAAGTTGAAGGCTACATCTAAGGCAGCCTCCAACGTTATTGGGTGAATAAATTTAGACACGTCTATAGTTCTTAGTTGTATAATCTCCTTCCCAAGACAATGATCTTAATGTTGCAGGGGATGGATAAGAAGATTTAAGAGTTAATTTGATATTCTTATTCTTGTCATATACAGGTGTGGTTTGTATTTTCTCTTCTAGATATGGTACATCTGTAGCTTCATATTGGTTCGCATATGTTTGTTCATATAACTGAGTATAATCAGATTTACCTAATCTAGTTAAAGTAGTTTTATATGAACCTAGCTTACCAAAAGCTAACTTTAATCTATGTATAACTAATGATGCATTAACATCAGCTATGGTTGAGTTACCAACAGTTTTAGTAGGATAGAATGTAGGGAAATCTACTTCCATATCATATAGATATCCTAAGTATCTAGTACCTGTTGTCCAGTTACCATCTACAGTTACAGTGGTTCCATCTATAGTTGCATTAGCATAGTTACCATTAGATAGCATAATAACTAATTGAGCACTAACTCCACTAACACTTGATAACCAACTAACTCCACTGAATGTTGTTTTGTTAGTAGTAGCGCTATAACTACCACCAGTAATTGCAGTCCAGTTATCTAAATGTAAGTTGAAATCTACTCCATCCTGTGTGACTGTTAAGTCATCATCTGATGTTCTCAAGCTGATCTGTTGTATGAAGTTATTATCATCAACGAAATAGAAAGTATCATCACTTACACAGAAGTACTTAATTGATTTAGATAGCTTCCATTTAACCCAGGAAGATAACAATCTTTGTTGACCAATAGTATAGTATCTATAAAGATAAATTGTATCTGAACCACGCTGTCCCATAAACACCATACCATTATCTTTAGCTATATCAAATAGATTTAAATCTTTAGGTAAAAGTGTAGGTACCACTTTACTATGATCAAAGACTGTAGGTTCTACACCACTACGTACTTCGGCCATCTCCATGAATCTACTTTTAATTCCAGAGTTATCTAAGAATGCTAAGGTTGTACCAAGTGATACTGGTTTAACATTTTTATTGACAAAATAAGTAGATAATTGAGATGTTCTAGCAGTATCAGGAGTTAACATACCTTCGTCACTAGACAGTAAGAATTGAGCAGCATGACTAAAAACAACTAATCCAGCATTAATCTCAATCCCATTGTTTAAATTGACTGGCGTATCTTGCCCACAGTTAATACTGATTGCATCATTTGGACCAACAGTTAAAGCACTTTCTCTCCAGAAATTGAGTAGATCATTAGGTGCAGATAGACTTATATTATCTCCACTTAATATCACTAATCTATTTCTATAGAATAGCATCCTATTGATATATTTATATACTGTATCAGCTGCTGATTCAAGACCCGTGCTCATAAACCCAGGTCTAGGATTTGTAGTATTATCTCCTACAAATCTAGAAGTCCAAGCTGGTTGGGAAACAGTAAATTGATTAGTAGCTGTACGTTGTAATTGTACAGGCATAGTAGTCAAGTCCCAGGTATATTTAATTGCTGGTTGTTGACATTCAACCCAACTACCAGGACCATCCTTATCTGCATTACCTACGAACTTCAAGTAGTAATCATCTTCTTGACTGTTCTGGCTATTCTCTACTTTAACGATATAACCATGCTTACATTGGTTAGGTAGTTGAGTTACATCACTAGTTGATGAAGAGATTACACGCATTAAATCGTTCTCTATAACCTTAACTGTGAAGTCCTTATCGTTGCTATAGATATAGATTCCGTTTCCGATAACTTCGCAGCCAATAGTATAACCAGTTTGAGCATCGTTAAATGTCTCAATCTCTGTCTTAAGACCACCTAAAATAGAACTTGCAGAGCAAGATGTTTCTGAATCAAATGGTGTAGGGCTTGGTCTAATAAAACCATTAGTAGCAGGATTAATTCCTCCTAAAATATTAGCTGTATAAGTTTCATGATCTTTAATGGTTACATTATAGTCAGCACCTTTAAGTCTGAAGTCTCCATAATGTGCGAAAGTAGCACCATAATCTTGTGAATCAAAAGCTACATCACTCGCTGAGTTAGTCCAATTAGGACCACCTAATGTATCATCTGTTAACCAACCAATACCTCCATGAAGTAGGTCAGTTTTTATAGTATAAGTACAACCATAATCTCCATGATGGTTAGCTGGATTATTACCTGAATCTTGGTTTGATATACCTTGCTGACCTGTAACAGTAAATCTAAAAGTTAATCCCCATTTCTTTACATTACCTGCTACTATTTCAGACTTTAGAGGAGGATTCTGAGCTAGAGCATTGGCATCTGGCTCATATACACCATTACCAGCTGCAGCACCTTTTAAACTATATCTGTCAGATGCATTAGTACCTGTAGTACCTTTACCTCCATTATGTTCCGAAGGAGCAGAATAACCTCCAGAATGTTTCCACATATCTCCAAAGACACGTGTACCTACATGGGGACAATGACCTGTATTTGAAGTACCAGCTGCCCAGGATGTTGGGTAATTAGCATGACCACAAATCACTCTTGTTGCTGTGGTATAACTACGTGATGCTTCTCCATCACCACCGATGTCTAAAGCATATTGTCTACCATTCTCTGTCTTCTTTAGTTCAACATAAGCAAAATATTTATGTGGAGTGTCTTCTGATAAACCAGTACCATTAGCTAAACTTCCTCCTGGTTTAACTGCAATCTGTCTATTAGCAATAAAGGTAGTATCGTTAATAGTTAAGGTAATTAAATCTTCCGCTTGTTTTTCATTACCAGATGATCGAGCACTTTTTAGATAATTCTTTAATGCAGTCTCACCTCCAGAACCCCAAGCTACAGGAACTTCAGCACCAGCTGCGTTTCCTCCATAAGCTTTAGTTCTCCACATTTTTACATTACCATCTTTATCTATCTGACCGATAAAGGTACCTTCAGTAGAGTTTCGATAATAATGAAACCATTTAGAATTAGCAGCACTAGGACTAGTTGCAGCTTCAATTAGTCTCTTAGATCCTAATCTTTTATATAAACCATAAGTTATATCTGGTATAACATTTACAGCATCTCTAACTTGACCTGGATTCTTTAGGTAATCTGGCTGCTCAGATATCCCACCATGGTAGTTAGGTATTAATTGACTAATGCCACTCATCTGCGTCGTAAGGAATGATAAGGTTGATAGGAGCTATAGACACTTTCTTCAGGTATACCAAGGTAGGAGTGGTTCCCTTGATTACATTCATACTCCATACAAGTTGCTCTTGCTTGGAACTCTTGAGCTGCTAATAGTTTTACTAATTCAGCATTATTAACTAACTGAGTAGCTGCTCTACCTGATGCCTTAAGGATGATATATCTCTGAAATACAGAAGGTAAGTCAGTGAATGTATATAAGGTAACTACATCACAATAGACATCACCAGTGAATTCATCTGTATGTTCTACCATGTCCCATAGTTTTCCATTTCTTTTAACTACATTCATGGTGTAGTCACGCCATCCATCTGTTACATCTATTCGAAGTATTGTATTAGGTATAAGTATATTCTTATTGTCATCGGGTGTATATTTTACGTGGTGTTCGGTATTAAAATGCCAGCCTTCATTCTGTACATCAACATTAGTATCTCTTAGGATATTGTAGATGAAAGATGTTTCAGGATTATCACTGTCGATTACTGTAACTGGGGACTGACCTATAGCACCCAGTATTGAATTTACTGCGGAGAGTTCGGTCTCGTTATCAATTGTAGTAGATGCCATAAGTTATATGAAGAAAAAAAGGGAGCCATAAAGACTCCCATTTGTGTGAGGAAAAAATATTTACCAGCCGTTAGTGTTCTCACCAGATGTAGCAGGAGCTGCACCAGCGATAAGTTCTACACAAGCAGCAGGGTTCAAGTAGTCTGCACCCATAGCCAAGCGACCTAGGATTACATCACCTTGATAGACAACTGATACGTCGCCTGATGTTACTTGTACTTGAGGTCCGATTGCTTCAACACATGCAGCGCCTTCCTTCTGGAAGATCAAACCACAGGAGTGAGCAAACTTATTAGCTGCACCATAGTCGTTACGTGAACCATAGTTAGTTCCAGAAACAGCTGCGTCATCAGCTATAGCAGGTCCAACGAAGTCACCCATATTTGTAGGTGAGGTTTCGCCAGTACTTTCTGCACCAGCTGAACCGCTGAACTCAGTACCAAACTTACCGAAGAACGGAATGTTCATCGACTTGAAGATCTTGATACCAGCTATTTCAATGATTCCGTTTCCACCTTGCAGTGCAGAACCTTGAACGTCACGGTTAATTAGACCATTAGTTCCAACGTTTTGGATAAGTGTGTAGTACTGACGTGGGTTCAATACAGCTACACGTCCATCACCACTTACACCTTTCTCATCTAGAGCAGCTGCAGCGTCATAGAAAGCATCGATTAGCTTAGCTGAATCATAAGCGTTGTTAGCTTGGTCAGTGGTACCTACACGGATTTGAGTTCCGCCTGGTTCTGCATAGCCTGACTTAGTGATTGGGCTAGCCGCTCTAGCTCCACGTGTGATAGCACGGAAGATCTTACGGTCATATGTTTCTGCGAGGGCGTAGCCGATCTTGCGGCTAATCTCTCCCCTCAATTCGTAATGCGCAAGAGTCTCATCTAGCTCATACACGAATGCTGAACTGATTAATAGATCATCAACTGTGATGGTCTTCTCTGCTACTGGTGGTGCGTTCTCGTCGTTACCTAATATGCTTTGTCCTGGAATATGATATTCGGCTTTCGTTCTACCTGTGTAGATGAACTGAAGACTCTTACCATTCTTCAAGGTACGCTTCATAACTAGGTCACGAGCAATCGTATTGTGCTGGAAGCCTTTGAATAGCTCTCCAGAAAAGATCTTCAAATAAAGATCTCTGTTATTACTTGCGTTATACGAGCCAGTATCACCTTTCCTACCTATAAAGGTGGGATTGGAATTGGCTACGTTCGTTTGCTGTGCCATTTGTAATGATTAGTTTTTATATATACGTTCTCAGCTGAAATTTTTTGCGCGTTTTTTTTTGTGGTCTATCCCACCGTCTAGACGGCACAAGGGTATCCGCGTACGGGCCAAATGCCAAGGCAAAGGGAGTCCGACTCTGAGGTGCTCCCATTACTGTTACTCCCCTAAGAGAGCTTCTTCTAAAGATTGAGGTTCTTTTTCTTCGTCTACACCTGGAGGTTGGTAGTCATGTGGAAGAGTATCATTTACTTCTTCATTCTCAGGACCAAGCCAAGTTACCGAAGCGGATGGTGTCTTACTTTGTTGCGCCATTACTCAGACTCCTCTTCTTTCTTTTCTTCTTTTTTCTCTTCTTTCTTTTCTTCTACAGGCTTTTCATAACGCCTTGCTGGTCGTTGATCTGATTGCATTAGTAAGTCTCCGTAATTTCACAGGTTGTACAAGATCTACAGTGTTCATGTTCACGCATATGTAGACCTTCAATGAAAATGAAAATGGATAGGAGTCCGAAGATCCCTACCCATAGTTCATTAAACTTCTTCATCAGAAGCTATACTTAATACCAACTTTGGTTCCCCATGAATTATCATCATCGGTATCAGAGTCAGCAGTCAGTAATGCGAGTTCTCCATATACATCTACTTTAGAAGTAGCTGCAAAAGAGCCACCAACTTTCCCTGAAAATCTGGTGTCAGAATCTTCAGCACCGTCCACGGCAACCACTGCTGGTCCTCCCTGAACATAAAATGATGCTGTATCTGTACCACCTTCATATCCAACATGAACGTCAGTAGTTGTGCTGGTATAGTCGTTTCCGGTTAGCGAGGAATTGGCCTCGACGTTTACATAAACACCAGCTGATGCAGGTGTCGCTAGTGCTGTTAGAGCCAGTGCGGCAAGTGCTAATTTCATTATTTAAATAGTTTTAGTGTAAGGTACACCACGATACTTAAGCTTTACAGTCATAGTAAATCTCCAAGTACCTAGACCCCGTTC